CGTCGTTGCGCCCGCATCTTGAAGCGGAGCTTGGTACGACAAAACTAGCGTGTAAGTGGCTACATCTGCCAAAGGCCAAAGATTGATTGTGCCTAGATTGTTCCACGTGGAACCATTGACCACTTGCGCGTCGTAGTAAAAATTGACGGGTTTCCCTGTTGAGGTCTTGTTTGACAGGTTGTTAAAGTCACTACGCGACAGTGGCATTACTGGCTGGTCAATATTGTTAGAGTCCCGAATCCACGCTTGCGGGATGCGAACCGGACGCGGAACCGCAATAGTTCCTGTTGGGCCAATGGTTACAGATGCCGTGCCAGCAGGAAGGGCGTAGGTTGCGCGTTTATACACAAAAATCTGATAACCCCTTGTGTTGAGGTTTTTGATAATTAGGTTTAGCTTACGCAAACACTTGGTATTGTCTTCCGTGGTCGGGGTAGCGCCAGCACCAAGCCGCCCGCAAATGTCTAGGGCGTCAGTAATGCAATCTGCTGTTGTATATGAGAATGAAGTTGTATTAGTTGTCGCCATCGTCTACCACCCATAGGCCAGAAGCCATAATCGTTACGCCGTTGCCAAAGGCTTGAATGAAGTCGCCCGGCTCTAATACCATCCCCACCATCTCAGGACAGAGGTAAGTCGCACCTGCCGCTACTGAGGACGCGCTGATTGTCGTGTTCCTAGCCGCAGCCGTGTCACCCCGCGCAATCCGGTAGACCGTGCAAGAGACAGCAGCGCCCGTTGTGTTTACCAAGTCCATTGACTGAATGATCGTCTTGTAGACAGCGGTGTAATACGTCGCTGCCGTACCCGTCATTACCGAGCCGGGGATGATCTGTACGGGTTCAAGCATTTTTCAGCCTTTCCACTTCTGCGCTGAGTTCTTGAATGGCCTTCACCAGAACAGGAATCAACTTCCCCGCAGACGCCTCAAGACGGTCAGGGTTTGATTCGTAGACCAGTGACAGCCAATCTTTATCGCCTTGTGCGGCTTTGAGTTCTTGGGCGATGAAACCGTAGTCTTGAATGCCAACTTTCCCGCCGTCACGCATATTCCATGTAAAACGGCGAGGACGAAGCGAGTTGATAAAGTCCAATCCTACGGGGAGGTCTTCAATGTCTGTCTTGTCGCGGGCGTCAGAGATTGCAGTAATCGTTGTAACTTGAGCGCGGATCGTCGCAATCGAAGTATTGCCAAGCGTAATCTCGTTTGAGACTGACGAGGAAGACGCGGTAGAGCCGTTACCCAAACACATGCTGTTTGAGTTACTAGCCATGTTGTTACCGGCGTTATAACCCACCGCAGTACACCCTGAGCCAGAATCAATCGCATACAAAGCGCGATAGCCTAATCCCGTACAGTTGTTTGCAGTCTGTGCGCCCATTACGTCGCCAAACCCAGATGATGAACCAACAAAAGTATTTGCTGCGCCCGTATTGTAAAAACCAGTCTGATAGCCGATTCCCGTACAGTCATCAACGGTGACAATGCCGCTAATTGCCGACGTTCCTAGCGCGGTATTTCTTACGCCAGAAGTAATCTTTATGCCAGCTTGCCAACCCACGGCAACAGAGCCAGTTCCCGTGGCAACCTTTAGCGCCTCTACTCCTACTGCGACGTTCCTACCAGTTCCTGTTGTTTGCGTTTGAAGCGCACTAACACCAATTGCTACGTTATCTGATGAAGTTGTAATTGCCCCGCCAGAAGAAGTGCCAACAAGCGTATTGTTTGTCGCGCTTGTAACGGCATCGCCAGAAGCCGAACCTACCGCCGTGTTTCCGTTGCCCGTACAAAGTTCTAAAGCACTTGCGCCCACGGCAGTACAGTTTGTCCCTGTTGCCATTGTTTTTAGCGCCGCATTACCAAGCGCAGTATGAGAGCCGCCGCTACTAATAGCCTTGCCAGCATTAGAGCCTACAACGACGTTGTTGCTGCCACTACTTAGGGCGTTCATGGCGTTAGTGCCAACGGCGACGTTATTGGTGCCGGATGCGGATAGATTGCCCGCGCCACCACCTAAAAATGTATCACTGTTAGCAGGGATGCCTGCATTAAGCGTGGTGAAAACACCCTCCGCCGCCGTGGAAGTTCCAATTGCAGTAGATTGAATGTTGGTTGCACGCAGCGTGGCCGTGCCGCTAGTCCATGTTAGGTTTGCATCCCCCGTCAGCGTGTTTACACCCGAACCATACCCAACATAAGTTGCTGTTAGCGTTGGGGCAGTAGACCCGCTGGTAGTGGTGCGGCGGTTAGACCGAAACGCCGCTAACAATAGCCCGTCATCGTTCTTTGTCCCCGCAGTAGCACGACGACCAGTTACTCTCTCCCATAGTTGGTATATCCACTGCCGAAACTGTGGATGCTCAACAGGAGTGCTTTCGTTTGGTGGCGGCTCAAGGTTCATATCAACTCATCAACGAAAAACGTGCGTTGTTCCAGTCAAGGGCTGTTGAGTTGTACCCACGAACAACCGTAAACGTATTGCCTACCAAATTTGTAACTTTTACTCCTTCACTTACCGTTCCTTCCGAAATCAAGCAGTAATAAGGAAAGACTGTTGGGAAACCGGATGCGTCATCAACCGTAATGGTCGTCTGTGTGCTTGTGGTGTAAGTTAAAACAATCGCTGATCCGTCTTCTAGCAAGATAAGAGATACGCCGTCCTCTTGAGCAAGTAACGAAAAATCCAACTCTGCTTCCGTTGGGGAGAAATTGCCACCCCGAACAAACGCCGGGGGGCTACCATCCTTGACCGCACGTACAAAGTCTTGTGGGTGTCTTGGCTCCCAACATTGCGAACAGGTGTACAGCCCGTTCCACTGTCTGCGGAGTGAGCCTGACTTGAACATCCGACCGCATTGGTCACAATCGGCATTCCATTGTCCAGATACATAACTCATACGTAATGTGCATCAAACGTCACAGTTGCCCACTCAACTTGCGAAGCCGTTGCCGTACCGACGATAAACTTAGCAACTGATGCAACCCACTCGCCCGGACGAACAACAACAGGAGAGGCAAACGGCATTGTGATTTGTTCGGCAGGTGCGCCGATGGCAGCGCCGACAACCCACGATTGAACGCCTAAAGGTATGCGCCGCCATGCTTTAGTAGTACCGGTTGCAAATGACGCCGACTCCGCTTGAGCAAGAGAAGGAACCGTAGCGCCCGTGGCTCCGTAAGCTAGTGACCATTGCAAAATAGAAGCCGTCGTTGCAACAGCAGCCCCAATATTTACCGCATCGATACGGAGTCCGGTAATCACTAGGTTACGAGGGGTTTGGTTGATGCCGCCTGTCGGAACTTGGAAAGACGTAACCAAACCATCGACGCCCGGAACAGCCGCAACGATACCCGCTTGTCCACCAAGACCTACGGCAATCGGCACAGTCTGCGATAGAGCAGCGCCAGTAACAACCGTGGCTGCGGTAGCGTTCGGCAATAGGGCAGTAGTACCCATTGTGCCGCCGTTTTGACCTTGATAGGCCATTTTGCCGCCCATCGCCATTTGATGAGCAAGAGGCATACTAGTTGCCACATCCAAAATGCAGACGGTAAGGTCTGATACGCGCATGGTGTTCGTATTTGACACCGCGCCCGTGTTGTACTTCATCATAAACGCAGGAAGCGCGGTAGTCTGAAACGGCTGACCGTTACCTGCCGGAATATCCAGCGTATCTAACAGAACATCGTCTAGCCAATACTCAATATTGCGCTCACCAACAACCATTGCCAGCTTGTCTAGGTTGCCAACAGGTAGCTGTGCCAGCGTGCGGAGTACGCCTGATTGCGTTGTTGATCCGCTAAAACGAATTTCACCAATCAATCCCGCCGTGGTCAAACGAACCCATGCGCCGTCTGTTGGCTCCGTCGTGGCGGCTGTTGGAAGCCCCAAGCCCATGAGCCAGTTTTCGTTAGTCACCAATGCAGCGGTGAACTGTCCAAAAGTAAACTCAACCGATAGCGGAGCCGTACCAAACAACGGGAAATACTGGAACGTCCGCATAAACGCGCCGTGCGCCGACGTTGTACCTTGTACGGTGCTAAAGTTCACCGTTCCCGCGCCGGGTTGTGCGGCGGTTAGGGTGTTGAATGTGTACGACCAATTACCTGTGTTTTGCGCGGTTGCGTTGAACGTGTCAACCAACAGCACAGTATCAGTACCGACGCGAAGCCGGTAGTCTTGCGACACTTCTGGCGACTTTAATGTAGCCGTTCCTTTAATTGTGCCGGGGTCGTTCTCGCAGAACATCCGAGCAGCGCCCACGTATTGCGGAGCAACAACGCCAGCGGGTGTTGTGACTTGTGGCAGCGTTGTTTTTAGGTTAAACGCCGCATCGACGTTTGCTTTGCCCGCGCTGTCTGATCCTGAGTCAATAACTGCCATTTATGCCGCCACTTGGTATTGAAGTTTGCGGAAGCCAACAATCGGCCCCGGAAGAAATGTTGCGTAGCACGTAGCAGAACCACTCGCAGGATTCGCGGCAAAGACAGCGCCATCCCATTGCCAATCATCAGCAGTACGTCCTGTTGCGGCTTTGCCGCTTGGGAGAACCATAACCTTGCTGGAGGCGGAGATACCCGCGTCTGTAATCGTGAATTGGGCGTCGTAGACGGGCTTTGTGCCGAAGTCCACATCCATTTCAGTCCAGACGGAAGAACCGCCACCGCCCCCTGACACATTGATTGTTGCCGTCGCACCACCACCAGAAGCGGTTACGCCGGAACCCGTGAAGTTCAACGTGGTAACGGTTGTGCTTTGGGTGACGCCTTCATCTTGAACCGTGATCGTAGTCCCGCCACCACCGCCCCCGCCTAATGGGACGGTGGCAGTAACGCCGGAGACCGTTACAGTTCCGCCAGTAAAGTCGATACGATTGACAACGCCTTGAACTACGCCGTCATCGAGGATAACGACGCTATTCTTGCGAAGGTCTGAACCCAAATCACTCAACCGAACCCCCAAACACGATAGTCTGCGTTACCCGCTAACGTAAGATCACTCAACGTCAGCATTGCTGTTAGTGTTTCGGTGGGCTTTAGGGTTAAGGCTTGCCCCTTAATCGTCACGGTGATGTTGTTTATCACCGAGTCGTTTGTCACAACAACCTTGCGCGGTCTCCACGGGAAGGTAATAACCGAACTACCGGCTACCGTCCCCTCTGCGGAATAGACGTTTGCAATGACCATTGATGACACGGGCTATTTCCTTTATCTGCAACCATCGAAACTTGTACCACCGATAAGGCGGGCGAGAGATGACAAAAGTTTCCTTGTCATCCTCACTCCGTATCTCATCAATCCGTTTAATGACGATCAACGGATAATTTCGTTAGCTGCCAAGATGTAGTCAGTGGTCATGGTGCGGACAGTGGCAGAACTTGCGCTCAAGCCAAAGCCGACTGACAAATTAGCCGTTGGGAAGTTAGTCAATGTTTGCGTCCCGGTAGTAGCCGTGTAAACAGACGGCGAGTTGGCCGTACCGGGGTTAGTTACGGGAACGCCAGTAGATGCGCTGGTCGAAGCCCATGCCGTTACTTGCTTACCATCGTAGTAAAAGGCAAGCATGGCGTTAGTTGCATCAGCAAATGCGAAGGTCGGGATTGCAACAGTGGTTGATACGCTAGATGCGCGAATCACTAGACTTACCGAAGTAGCCGCAGCCGCTTTGGTGAAGTAGATGCCGTCCGTTGGAGCCAAGAACGTACCACCCGTTTGAAGGCCGACTTGAAGCGTACAGCCAGCCGCGTTAGACAACTGACCGCGCCACATAAACCATACCCCTTGACCCGCAACAGGGGTAAAAGATGCAGGGTTCTTGACGTTGGATTGAATGTCGTTCAGCGTTGCGGCAGTGGTTTGAATAACCGCACCGCCGTTGAAAGCCGTCATTGCAGTTGTGCCGGTAGTGGCTGTTACTGTCCAATCGCCAGCGGTGTAGTCGTCAAAGTCATTGATGTAGATATGCGCGGCAAGTGGGCTTGGAATTGGGAAGTCACCAAGCGGCGAGAATGAAGGCTGATTGGTAATGCCTTTGGTGAAGCGAACTGGTTTTGCATACGACATGGTAAAACTCCTTTACGCTGATTTCTCAGCGCCCGAAGGCGCAAAGGATTAAATAGATTCGATGGTTTCCGAAAACTGCTTTGCAGCAGCTTTCATGGCAAGCAACTTCGCGTCGTACTCTTGCATCAGAGTAATCAGGTCGGCTTGCTGTTGTGCAACGTGGGCACGTTCGTCATCAACGGAACGCAAACCGCTTTCCGCTTTACCGCGAAGGGACAACACAACTTCCTTCTCAGCGGCTATCTCAGCCTTTAATTCAGCGATTTCCGCTTCCTTTTGGGCGAGTTTGTTCTGAATAACTTGCTCCATAATGGCGAGGTCGTTGATTGACCCAGCCACCATGCCGTCAATTTCAGAATCTTCGATTACTGGTTCTTGAGTTGGCTTCATATCTGTCATTGTCAGTAGGGGCGAGTTTCCCCGCCCCGTCCTTTATTAAGACGAACCGCTAGAGCCAAAATAGCATCGCGGATCAGCAACGGCTACCGAGAAACGCTGTACTGCGGAAGCGAGCGCGTTCTTGGTGTTGAAGTCGTTGTCCTTGTCGAACGTGACTGGCATACGGTCAAAGAACATAAAGCCCGAACCCGTTGGGATATCGTTCTTGATGAACCAAGCATTCGTATCTGTCAGATAGTCACAAACCATGTAACCTTCTGGCAGAGCGCCGGTAGCACGAATCGCATTGATTGCGTTGTTGCCCGTGTCGTTTTGCAGGATCGACTTTAGAATACGTGCTGCGTTGTATTCGTTTTGACGAGCCACGATCAACTTCTTAGGCGCAACGCGGATTGGCTGGCCTTTGTCCGTAGTGAAACCGCGAACCAAGATCAAACCATCTTCCAGCGAGGCTTCCGACAAATCGGCATCAACCGTTGACTTGTTGGCAAACGAACCGCCAGAAGTAAACGGATGGGTTGTGGAAAAGAACGCCTGACCGTCACCGATAACCTGAAGGGACGAGCTAAAGCCGTTGTTCAACACGTTAGCCGTAACAATCTCACGCGCCTGAGCGTGGGAGTAAGCAAGAGCCTTGGAACGAGCCATCGAGACTTTTTCGTACAGATTGTCTGCGAGTTCTTCCATCGTCACCGCGTAACCCAAAGCATAGGTAACGTTGGTTGCACGAGTTGTGTAGCCCTGCACGTTTGCGTCATACGCGATACCCGCGCCTTGCGCTTTGACAGGAGCCGTTACGAAACCCGTGTCTTGCACGATTTCCTCGTAGGCCTTGTCAGACGTTTCCATCGAAGTGACGAGCATGGCGTACTGCTTCTCGAAAGACTCATACGAGTTGCCGAACCACGTTTTTACACCCGGCCAGAGAGCTTTGGGGTGATTGCCTGTACCAATAAATCCACTCATTTTTATTCCCCCTTATACGCCGGTTGCGCCGTTAGCCAACTGGTGCAGGTTGATCTTGACAAGCCAAACAGCATAAGCACCAAAGCCTTTGCGGTTTGCTTCTGGACGCGGCGACAAACCCAACAACTTCAGGTTCAGCGTGTTGTTGGTGGCGATAGTAGAGCTGTTCAACACGGTCGCAGAGGTCGGGAAGGATGCTGGCGATGGAGCCGTAATGGTCATCGAAGCGCACTTGTTGCTGTTTGCGAGGACTTGGTTGGTTGCGGTAGCGTCACCCTGAATCTCAAACACTTGATTGGGATCGTCTGCAACATAGACGTAGTAGTCGCGGGTCTTGGACGCTGGAATCGAAACCTGTTCCAAGTTCAAGTTAGAGCCGACTTGCGAGATACCACCGACGTTTGCGGGCTCAATCGAAACAACTGCACCGCAGAACGTGTCAGTACCGGCAGCAACGTCAATACCGGGAGTGCCGTCTGCATCACCAGTAGCGGCAAACTTAACCGGCGAACCGATGTAGAAAGCGTTACCGTTAGACGACGGAATGAAGTAACGACGGGTCTGCAACGCATACGCAGACGAACCACCACCGCGATAAGGTTGAAGCCCGAATGGAGCATTTAATGTAGGCATTTAGCCCTCCTATGTAGTCGAAATTTTGATTGGTGTTACGCCGTCTTCGGCGCCCCGTACACCGCCTTTGGCTTGTGGATTACCCACCGTACCGTTGCGGATTTGGCTCTCGGACACCTTGACCTGCTTGATGCTTTTCTCAAAATCTAACTCGGAGGCTATTTCGTCCGGTATCTCCATGAGGTACGCCTGACGCAAATTACCCTGATCCGTAACGCCGCCTACTGCAAAACAAAGATAGTTAGATGGGTCACTATCTTTACGAGAAGCGTCATACGACGGATCGTTTACTTCGTCTTTGGTCACAAACCTGTAACCCTCTCGTTTCCGTTGGGGCAAGTTTTCTTCATTCACCCAGCGCCGTTTCCAGCCGGGATTGTCACCAAAGTCAGGTAAACGCTTCGTAATACTGGTGATGCCTACTCTCTCGCGTCGAACCTTTGCCGCATATTCCCGTGCGTCGATTCTTGCTCTAACTTCTTGCTTCTCACTACGTGCTGCGATTTCTGCGTTGCTTGGTCGTCCCATGATTAGCTCCAGTAGTTTTTAACGTAGTCTTCGCGCTTAAGGCCATATTGCTTAACCATTCGGTCACAAGCCTTTTGGTCTTCTAGCGGCATCGCTTCATACGAGTTTGGTGCGGCTTTCTTCGCCACACTTCCTCCTCGATGAGCCGAAGGACGTTCTGTTGACTTGTCTTGGAACTTCTCAGGGAAACGCTCGCGCATTTCAACATCAATGGTCTTTAGCGTGTCCTCAAGAGAATGACCACCTAAATTCATTTCATAAGCACGAGCATTGACATAAGCCGTCATTACTGCATCGCTTTGATACCACTTGTTGTCTTTTACCCACTCAGCATAAGCGGGATGGACTTCTTGCCTGACTTGCTGTTGAACCGGCTTGACTTCTTCTTTTTGTGCCGCCTTGAGTTCTTCTATGCGGGTTTCGACCTGATCGACACGAACGCCATCACCTTCTTGAATCGCGGTAATGCGCTCTTGTTTTAGGCGAGCAATCTCACTAGCGAGTTCAGCCTTTTCCCTTGCAGACGCTTTTTCCATGTGCTGTTTTAAGGCAATGGTGTCTTGGCGGGTTTGCTTTAACTCGGCCTCAAGTTTCAACCGCGCTGCGGTTTCTTCTTTGAGTTTTGACTTGACTATCGGGAGTACGTGCTGGCCTTTTTCATAAAAGGTTTCAGCGTCCACCCACTTAGTAGGATCACCACGGAACTTTTCCTTTGGCGTCCAGCCCATTTCGCTTGCGAGAGCAGCGTAATTAGGCTCACTACTTGTCTGTTGCGTTTGCGTGGACTCCGTAGAATCCGTCACGCTGTCGGACGTTACCACATCAACGGTAGCTGTGTCAACCATTATTCACTCCTAATTGCAAAAATATCTTTGTCTCCAAGCAATCGGTACTGGATTGGCTTGCCCTTTTCGTCTTTGTCGTTGCCTTCAATCGTTTCACCGGCATATCGCTTGATGATTACCTTGTCGCCAACGGCGCAACGAGGAACAATCTGGCCTTCAACGACTTCATCAGCCCATGCCAGCGGCCCAATCTCAACGACGGTGGCTTTGGTTTGTGAAAAAAAGGCTTCAGCAATTTGCTGTTCCGTCTTTTCCAAAAAGCCAATTTTGGTTTCAACTGGATCGAGTCTGACGAGTACCGCGTAGCCTTTAGGGTGTATCCCGCTTTCGTTCTTCATCTGGCATGAACTCCTTGTCTAAGATTTGATTGATAACCTTGATTCCACCTAATGCGAAGGCGTTTTTTAGCGCCCATTCCTGCATATCCTCAGCACGAAACATCTCTCGCGCCCAATCTTCTTTAGCTTCGTCTTTTGCGTATTGCAGCTTCTTGAAAAACTCAAGCGTTACTTCTTGCTGCATCCACGACACCCACGCGTCTCTGTCCATCTTTATTCGCTTTCAAAATTAAGTCGGCTTGCTTGAATAGTCGGTCGCTATTTGCTTTTTCAGCGCCGATTTGCGCGTTAATCAGCGCAATCTTTTGATCCATTTCTGTGCTGTCTGCTTCTTTCAGAATCAAAATGGCTTCAGCTTGTAGCTTTTGTGTTCTTGCCTGAGATTCGGCAATTTCCATCTGAATCTCAACGCCCAACTGCTGCGTTTCCATCTGGAACTGTTGCTCCTTGAGGGCTTGGGCTTTTTGCTTGACTTCAATCTCAAGCATTTTCGGATCAGGGCCCGGAGCCGGAAGCGCCATTGGGCCTTGTGGGTCAGGCAGAAGGTTGTCGATATTCGGCACGGAGTAGGCTTCCAAGAGGTTCTTTTCCGCGAGGTACCTGTTGTACCCACCCGTTGTCTGCGCCCGTCCTGCAACCATTGCGGCTTGTGCCTGTCTATCCGAGTCGGAGATGACGTTAGGATCAGCCACCGGACAGATACCGTTTGCGTCTTCGGTGTAGTCCTCAGCGGTAATCTCAAAATACTGCGCGTTGTCCATGTAGCCATCGGACTTCACGAATATCTGGTTCAGCTTGTAGAGTTTCTTAAACTCGTTCTTGAATGCTCTCCACACCCGCTTGTAGGTGGCGTTAAATATCTTTTGGCCGTTGGCGTTTACCGTATCAACGGCTCCGGCTTTGGCATTGTCTGGAAGTTGCCCCATTTCAATCTCTGAGGCTCCGGCGATTCTTTCCCCGTACCCAACGAGGAACTTAATCAACTCCAAGAGAATCATCGACGGCTCACCCACCGGAAGGGGAACGATGTTGTCTTTTAGGGACACACCGGTAGAGTCTGTGGGCTTCCACTCGCCCGGACGGAATGAAGTCTCACCACCACGCATCTTGACGCCACGGCCTAAGAAGCCGCGGACAAGTGTCTTCATCGTCCCCGCGTCGAAAATCTGGTTGAATGCCGTGTTGATTGACTCGTTAATAGGCCCAAGCAGAACACCAAAACCCAAATCGTAAAAACCACCATCAGGGCTAGGAATGAAGGTAAATTTTGTATAGTAGTTCTCAGCTTCGATCCGTTGAATGTCACCCGCAAACTTCCTTCCTTCTGGCACTCTCTTAATGTCTGTCGTGTAGTAACGGGCGAGAAGTCTGTAACCCTCGCCTGTCACCCTGTCGAACGTCACCGCATACGGCTCTTTGTAGCCGTCGCCGTCCAAATCCAGCCAGCAAGACTGTTCGCCCATGCTAAAATCCGCCGCTTCACTAGGGGCAGTTACGTGTTGGGCTTTGTCTTTAGCCGCATCGAGTGGGGTAGGGCTGTCTTCCTGCGGTTTAGCTTTTACGTCGCAGAAAATACCCGCCAAGATGTTCTCCCGAACGTCATTCGGACTCATGGAGAACTTATGTGTTACCCGTTTGGCAGAATCAAGGTCGGCGGTCGCGTAATTCACCACCAAGTCTTGCGGAAGCACCATATCCGAGCAGTTTTGCTTGATGTTGTTGTCCCGAACGGTCTTTTTGAACACGCAACCCATGATCGGGAGGACTAACAGGGCTTTGTCGGTCTGTTCTTCCCAAGAGGTTGTCTCAAGAAGTTGGTAGCTCATGTGTTTACCGACTCGGACAGCCTTTTTGGTCTTGGAACCGTCAGGATCGGGGCCATACACTTTCATCTTGACGACGTTATCGCCGTTAATGGTCGCGGGATAGGCTTTAGCGTGCCAATTCAACGCAGCTACGGTCAATAACGGGAATTTGACGTTAGAACAACCCGTCCACGGGAAGGATTTACCCTCTTTGACCTGTAAGGCGAGTTTTATGGCCTCTGCGTTCCAGCGTTCCCACTCGGCCCGACTTGCAACATCCTCGTCGTAGCCGTTTTTACAGTAGGCGGCGATGGTTTGAACGTCATCCTTGTCCATTAAGTCAAAGATGTTCGCTTCATTAGCTAGGTCTTCGGGTTTCCCCTGAAATTTCAGTTCCATTTAGTACCCCGTGACCGCGCTTCTGCCGGTTTCTTGTTGTCCAAATTCGTGGAAATATTCTTCGTCCTCGACTTCTTCCTCAGTGTCGGTGACCATCTCATTTAAGCCATGACCCACAATTGCCATTGAGTCCACAATGTCGTCGTGTGCGGCCTTGGGGAAGCGTTTAAGCTCTTCCTCAACGTCCAGCCAAGCGGTCAGACTCTTGTCAAACTTAACGTGTTTCGCCTTTAGCATCGCTTGGAAGGGCTTGGCAAAAGTCTGCTTGTCTTTTGTCCGTGATATGCGGACAAGGTTGAAATACTTTTGGCGCTTGAGCATTTCTGCGTTCAAGAATGGAGAAATGGCAGAGTCGATAACCCCCCGTTCCCCAAAATGACACGCTGGTTGGTATGCCTCGTTCACCGCGAACATCTCGTCAATAATCTGTAAGGCGTCCCAACGGCCTCGTCTTACATCAACTACGTGCTTAAACCCGTCTGGATCGACCTTAAAGACAGTTCCCACCGTGTAGTCGGACTTTTGATTGGTAGAAACCGCCATATCCCAGCCGACGTAGTGGGTTCCGTAGCGTTTCTTATCCGGCTCATCCATTGGGATGTAGAAGTCAGGATCGAAGAACGAATCTCCCTCTGCGACTGGCTGGTTTAGGTACTCGCACGAGTAACCGTCACTCTCGCCCTCGTTGATGTAGTTCTGGCGAATGTCCCTAAGTCTCTGTTCCGAAAACTTCTCCGGCCACAAGATTTGAGAGAAGTCGCCAAAGGACTTGTGCGCCATGTATCGGCGGGACTTCCAAGTCGGGTTTTTCAGAATCCGCTCTAAAGCACTATCAAAATGGAGAACGGTTCCCACTACCCGGAAAAGACAGTTATCCGCACCGCAAGGTAAAAGCGCTTTCATAAACCACTTGAAGAACTTATCCCTACGGTTTTTGGACTCAACCTGTTCGTCACCCTCTAAGTCGTCACCAATAATCAAGTTGGGACGCTTGTTGTTCCATTTCAGACCACGAACCTTTTGTTCGGAACCACGGGCGACGATACGAAACTTATGACCATCCTCACATTGGACGATCACATCATCTTCTGAGTCTTTCAGAAGTCTCTTGATCTTGAAGGCGTCTCTTAGCCCCTCGTTTTCCGTCAACTCAGTCTTAATGTCTCTCAAAAACTCGACCGACTGACCCCACGTATCGGAAACAATCAAAACAAAGTCTCTAAAGCGGAATAAACAAGCCGCCAACGTAAAGGAAAGGGTGATGCTCGTTGACTTAGCGTGACCGCGAGGAGCCGCCCAAGCAGCGTACTTAGCATCAGAACAGCAATCAGCCCACATCTCACGGTGCAGGGGTGGGGTAGGAACAGTACCGTCAAACTTCTCAGCGAGGAACCGCTTAACAAAGCCTTCCATCAACTGCGCGTCTAGGGCAATACCTTCCTCGGCAACGACATTCTTCTCGGCTTCGCGTTGAAGCATACGAGCCGTCTCAGACTTGGCGATGATCGAT